CCCTAGCCCACGGAACCGCCTATGACCCAATCCCCCTTATCCGCAGACACTATCGCCATTTTGCGCGATGACCCCGCCCTCTTCGTTGAGACGGTCCTACAGGCCACGCCGCAGAAATGGCAGAAGAAGGCGCTGGACGCGATTGCGGCGCATGACCGCGTGGCTGTTAAGTCCGGTCACGGTGTCGGCAAGACCGCGTTTGAGTCGTGGATCGTGTTGTGGTGGCTGTTGACCCGCTATCCGACCAAGACGGCGGTCACCGCCAACAGCGCCCACCAGCTATCGGACGTCTTGTGGACCGAGATTGACCGCTGGGCGCGGAACATGCCCCAGCCGTTTAAAGACCTGCTGGAGTTTAAGGCCGACAAGATTGCGCTCAGGGGCGCGTCTGACAGCTTCGCCGTGGCGCGGACGAGCCGCCGAGAGAACCCAGAGGCGTTGGCGGGCTTTCACTCGCCGAACATGCTGTTTATTGTGGAGGAGGCGTCAGGCGTCCCCAACGTGATCTTCGAGACTGCGTCTGGAGCGCTCAGTACCCCCGGCGCCAAGATCGTGATGTGCGGGAACCCCACCCGATCCGATGGATATTTTTATGACGCCTTCCACGCTGACCGTGAGCGCTGGCACTGCATTACGGTGTCGTGCGAGGAGGGCGAATATGTTGACCCCAAGTTTATCACCGATATGGCTGACAAATACGGCGAGAACAGCAACGTGTACCGCGTGCGCGTCTTGGGCGAGTTCCCCACGCAGTCGGATGACGTTCTGGTGCCGCTACACTTGATTGAGGACGCCACGCGGCGTGACGTGGAGGCCGGACCTACCACCCCCGTTGAATGGGGATTGGACGTGGCGCGTTACGGCGGAGATAGGTCGGCGCTGGCCAAGAGGCAGGGGAATGTGCTTGTTGAGCCGATTAAGACGTGGCAGGGAAAAGATTTGATGGAGCTGGCGGGCATAGTGTTGGCCGAATATGACGCCGTCCCGTACCGGATGCGCCCCAGCGCGATATATGTGGACGCGATTGGCCTTGGCGCCGGTTTGGCGGACCGCTTGAGGGAGCTGGACCTGCCCGCCGTTGCGGTTTCGGTGTCCGAGAGCGCCAGCCTGAAAAATCGCTTTAATAAGCTACGCGATGAGCTTTTCTGGTCGGCGAGAGAGTGGTTTGAGGCGCGTGACTGCCACATGCCAGCGGACGACACGCTTATATCGGAATTAGCGGGTATTCGCTATAAGTACCTCAGCACCGGCAAGCTGAAGGTTGAGTCGAAAGATGAGATGAAGAAGCGCGGCCAGAGATCGCCTGACGTGGCTGACGCTTTTGTCTTGACTTTCGCTGGACAAGGCGCGGTTGCCGGAGGCTGGTCTAAAGGGTATAATAGCAATCGTAGCTTAAACCCCTCGACCAATTGGATTGTTTAGATGGCCATCGACCCGCAATATTACGGTTATTATCAGCAGGGTCTGCTTGATGAGGGTGTAGCGCCTCCCCCTGTATCTGGGCCTGATTTTGTGCGCGGGATGAAATATGCGCCGTTTGATTTGCTTGGTGCGCCGGTTGATATTGCGAATATGGCGCTTTCCCCTCTTGGGCTTGGGAGCGACATGCCGGTTGGCGGCTCAGATTATTTGATTAACAAATACGCTGACCTTGGCGACTTGCTGGGCGTTAACTATGACCGGCCCACCGGCAGTGGCAGTGAGCTTTTGGGCCGCATCAGCGCTGGCGTTATATCGCCTGCGGCGATTATGACCGCTTTGTCAAAATCGCCGGTAAATATGTCCAAAGCAATTAGCGCGTTCAGGGATTCGCGCAAACTGAGAATGGAGGCGGCAGAAGCCGCCTCCCAAGGCAATGTCGCGAAGGCGAATGAGGCCAATGTTGCCGCCAGTGTTCTTGAGGTTGAGGCCGCACCGCTGACCAGCGTTTTGCAAAGGATAGAGGCTGATGGCAAAGTCCCCGAATTTATCGTCAAAGACGATGGAACTTATCTTACAGTTAGATCAAGTCTGGCAGACCCAGCCGAAGGAAAAAGAGTTGTCGCCGCCGCAAGAGGAGACGATGCGGCGTCTAAGGGCGATGAGCCATTGTCGGCCTCGGAAGTCCGTTTTATCGTCCAAAGTCCCGAACTGAACTCTGCAAGGCAGTTTGGTGACAGCATTGCTATCGCGGTAAACGATGCGCCGTTGGATGCGGCGCTATTAAAGGGCGAGACAGGGTTTGCCGGAAGAGAGTCAAGCGTTGCAAAGCAGGCTGCTATTGGCCGCGCGTTTAGTCTGGCTGTTGAAGGAAGCCCAGAATACAAAGCAAAAGTGTTTGAAGAATATGGCAAAAGGTTCCCCAATTTGCTTGAGGCGGTAGGCGCTAAAAACTATGACGATCTGGTGCAAAAATCGTACAAGCAGATGGAGGCCGAAACAGAGGCTCAGTTTAACCGCCTTCCTGTCAATACGTTTTATCACCCCGGTGATTTTGATTATGTAACCTCGGCTGGCGGCACCAATTCTATCGCTATGCTTCGGGACATCAATCAGGCTCGCAACCTTAATGTTTTTCGAGGCGGTGAGCCTCATGAGTTTTTGAGCCGCATTGACCCGCAGACGGGCCTTAGCTCAAATGAAAAATTTCGCGCTGTCCACGATTATGCGGGACACGGCATCTTGGGCAATAAGTTTGATGCTCTTGGTGAGGAAAGGGCGTTTGGCGTCCATTCTCAGATGTATTCGCCGCTCGCTCGCTTTGCTATGGCATCAGAAACGCGCGGGCAAAATAGTTTTGTGAATTATAGTCCATTGAATGTCGATCTTGAGGTAGAAATAGCCTCCAAGATGGATGAGCTACAAAAAGTAAAAACAGACGCAGACAGACAGGCTATCTTGGCTCAGATACAAGACCTAAACAGCCAGCGCCAATATGGCGACCAAAGAGCCGTTCTTTTGCCGCCTGAGATGGTTGATCTTTCGTATCAGGGGGGAATGCCGGAATATTTGCGAGGCGTAAATGTGCCACAAGCAGGAACGACTGTAGATGACGTTCCGGTGTATCATTTTTCTCAGACAGGCGGCTTGTTGGAGCTTGATCCGGCCTTTATGGGTTCGCGTATGGGTTCATCATATGGCAAAAAAGAAACTGCCGATATTTTGGCGATGGATCGTCCTAAGAGGATATACACATTTGCAGATGAGGCTCCCACCACAAGAATTGACCCGTCTATGGATGACGCGCCTTTTGTTTATCAGGGCCAAGCGTCAGGTCTTTATGACGTTATGGAAGACCCTGCTAGGTTGCGGGCTTTGGCAACTCAAAGAAACGTGGGCGTCCAGCCCCGCCAGCTTTTCGCAAAGGATTTTGAGTCAGCCATTAAAGATTATGGCTATTCTGGGTATATTGCGCCATTTGACTCTGGCCCCCAAAGAGCGGCCCTGCTATTTGATCCCATATCTGTTACGCCATATGAGGGGCTGTTAAAGTGAGCGAGATTGATCTTTGTTACTTTCCAACGAATAAAATGTGTTCTTTGGATAAAATACTTGGCGATGAGTTTTTCCCAGAAAACAAGGACAATGTTTTTAGGCAAGAAACTGTGACCTATGAATATGTCGATGAGGGCGTCAGGGTAACGCGACATGTCAGGAATTTTGCTGGCAACAAGCATTATGACAGCCGGTCATCCGAAATAATTACCACAAAGGACCGCTGGAATGCCCCCAAGCGCACCTAAAGACCCACGTCTGGCTAAATATGGCGTTCAGGGTTACAATATGCCCAAGCGTACGCCTAACCACCCGACCAAGTCGCATGTGGTTGTGGCGAAGGTGGGTGACGTTGTTAAGGTCATCCGCTTTGGCCAGCAGGGCGTGAAGACGAACCAGACGGTTGGCCAGCGCAAAGCGTTTGAGAGCCGTCACGCAAAGAACATAGCCAAAGGCAAATTGTCTGCGGCATATTGGGCGGCGAAGGTCAAGTGGAACCCAAAGAAGACCAAGTCGCCGTCTAAGAAATGGAAAAAGGGATCATAATGGCGAGGCGCTTTGCAAGTGTTCCGAAAGACAAGAAGACCGGCGTTCCGAAAAAATATCTTGCGGGTGCTAAGTCTAAGTCACGCAAGGCGGCTGAGATCAAAAAAACTGCTAAGGCGTACAAGGAAGGCAGGAAGATTGACGTGAAGGCCGTCAGCCGGTCCAGAGCAAATCAGGGGAGACGTGGACGTGCCTAAAGCAAAACCACTATCTGAGGCGACTAAAAAGACACTGCGCGACAAGGCGGAGAAGAGTAAGTTTACATATGGCGAACTCGCCAGCGTCTATCGGCGCGGTCAGGGCGCCTACCTATCGAGCGGATCGCGCAACGTGCCAATGGCCGCGTGGGCGATGGGTCGGGTGAATAGTTACATGCGGGGCGATAAGGCTCGCACTGCGGATAAGGATATTTACAAGAAGGCGAGGGCGAGGTCTAAATAATGCCGCTCATTAAGGGCTACAGCAAGAAGAGCATATCCGAGAATATTCGCCGCGAGATGAAGGCGGGTAAATCTCAAAAACAGGCCACCGCAATCGCGCTTGACGTTGCGCGTAAGGCTAAAAAGAGAAGGAAGAAGGCATGATTGTTTGTGATAATTGTCCCTACCGTGGGCGCTGTGAGAATATGGGGCGCTGTATACAGGGCAAGAACGCGCACATCTCATCTGAGACCATTCGTCCGCCAATTCTGGACGTGAACACCACCAAGGGTCCGGCCAAGACTGTCGCGCCTGAGCCATCATCCACCTTTAAGAAAATGGCCAAGAAAGTGGCCAAGAAAGGCAAATAATGTACGGCAAGAAAAGAGTAACGCCGCCAATGCAAAGCCCTGTCCGCCGCCGTCCGCGCGTAGGCGACATGAATGAGGCTATGGGCAACCCGATGACGGCTATGCCGGTCACACCGCCAAAACCTAGCCCGCGCCGCCGCAAGTCAGAAGGCCACAACACCACGTTGGGCAAATACGCAAAATAGAGGGCATTATGGCCGACAAAATGGACGACTATCAGCTACGAAGCATCGTCTCCTCTGAGATTGAGGATTCGCTGAACCACTTTGATAGCGAGTACACGCAGGAGCGTCTACGCGCCATCGATTTCTACCTCGGCGAGCCGCTAGGAAACGAGCAGGCTGGAAAGTCGTCCGTTGTGGACACCACCTTTGCGGATACGGTTGAGACCATCATACCGAATCTGATGAGGGTGTTCACGTCAAACGATCAATATGTGCGCTTCGCACCGCGCACCGCCGAGGACGTAAAAGGCGCAGAGCAGGCCACGGATATGGCCAACTTTGTGATTAACCACGACAACGCGGGCTATAAAATTCTGCACACTTGGTTCAAAGACGCGCTGATGTTCCGCCTCGGTGTCGTGAAATATTTCTGGGACGAGACCGAAGAGGTTAACGAGGAGGAATATAACGGGCTGTCCGAGGACGAGCTTGTGATGCTCCTGAACGACCCGGACGTTGACGTTGTCTCGCAGGAAGAGACTGTCACCGAGACGATGATGGCGGATGACGGCACACTTGTGCCGCTCGCCAGCACCTACGATTTGAGCGTCAAGGTCACGCGCCGCTCTGGCAAGATCAAGATCATCAACGTGCCGCCCGAAGAGTTTCTGGTCTCCCGCCGCGCGGAGAGCCTAGAGGACGCGCACTTTGTGGCGCACCGCACCACGATGACCGTCTCCGACCTTGTGGCTATGGGCTACGATCAGGAAGAGATTGAGGCACATGCCTCATCCGGCGATCTGGACGTTGACCGCGAGCGCACCACGCGCTTCCAAGACCTAGAGGCCGCCACAGGCACTGATCCGGCTGATCCGGCGCTCCGCGAGGTGCTGTACTACGAGTGCATCATGAACGTGGACTTTGACGGTGACGGGATTGCTGAGCGCCGCCGCATTTGTGCCATTGGTGACGGCGGCTCTCACATCCTGCACAACGAGCCGTTTGATCACATCCCATTTGCGGTTGTGACGCCGATCATGATGCCACACCGGCTGATCGGGCGCTCTATATACGACATGACCGAGGACTTGCAGGTCATCAAGACAACGCTGATGCGTCAGTATTTGGACAGCGTTTATTCGTCCAGCATGCCGCGCGTTGCCGCTGTCGAGGGGCAGGTTAATCTCGATGATTTGCTTTCGGCGACCCCGGGCGGTGTTATCCGTGTTCGCCAGCCCGGTATGTTGCAGGCGATTTCAGGCGCACCAGTGGGCGGTGAGATACGCCCCCTTATGGAATATGTTGACAGCATCAAAGAGAACCGCACGGGCATCTCAGCGGCCTCGCAGGGACTGTCACCCGATGCCTTACAGTCAACCACCGCGTCCGCTGTCGCGGCCACGGTTCGCGGCGCTCAGGTGAAGATGGAGAGCATTGCCCGCACCTTCGCAGAGACCGGCATGAAGTCGCTGT